AAGTTTCTTGGCATTGTGATTAGAATTTGAGTTATGTATAAAAAGAAAGCTGTCCGCTTCCCTGTTTTCCGCCAAGAAACACTACTATCAGCAAAGATACATAGTTCACAAGGGAATACGAACAGCCTATATTTATAGATATAATCTGTCGAATGGATATAAAAAATCCATATATCTAAGCTAATAAAGATGTTTTCTTGGCGGGAAAACACCGCAAAGATACACACTCAAACCAAAATGCCAAAAGAAAACTATATTTTTTTAATCCAAAGTCTTAATCACAATCTCGACACGAGGATTGTCCTTATCAACGAATTTGCGTGCATGGATAAGGCAACAGTTATTATCGTTCTTTATACACTTTATACGCTGTAACACGTCAAGTTGCAGTTTCAATACATTATCCAAATCACTACGTTTGCTCGGATAATACACGTCAATGTGGAACTCAAACGGCTCGTTTATATTCAAATCCCTCAACTTTCCAGCCTGCCAAATAAAAGATTCCTCATATTTTTTTAATGCAGGAGTCTTAGCCAAACATCTGTGTCCGTTAATGGTTACTATCTTGTAGCAATTAGCCTTTGATGGGGCGTTACCTTTTATGGCAGCTTTATATTCCATATCATATATGCTTTATTTTAAGTTCAACATTCACCGGCTTGTCCTTCATCGTGGAGAAAGCATCGAGTATCCTCTCCTTAGTCAACTGGATAGGTCGGGTCATTATTTCACTCTCTATGTTTTCCAACGGTATCTTCTTTCCGTCATAGGTAATAAGAACCGCAGAAGTTATTACGTAAGGACTCATGTCTTGTATTGTTTCTTTATCTGCCTTGCAATCTTCTTGTTCAGCTTACTTAGAAGCTCTGCCTGCTTGCTGTCACCTCCAATATTATGAATGTCTGACTTTCGGTCTGCGATAAGCTTCTGAATGGTTGCACCTTCGGATTTGGTTACTGTAAGTTTCATAATGGATTGTATTAGTGGGGAAGTTCCGAATCGAACAGAACACGTTATTTTGCTGGATGGTAAAGGATAATAAACTAATGAATAACTAATACTAATTTTAAAACAAAATAATTGGCAATCAAAAAGAATAACCGCCCAATACGTTCAACGCTACCATATTCCCCATTTTCTCGTCAGTCCCCGTATACAGTGCCATTGGCGTAATCCTGGTTGGGCTTGGCGAGATTGTATGGATAAAATTATTTCCCAAAAACACCTTCACAGGCTATCGCTCCCGGATAGGCAGTCAAGCCACACCGGGATAGTTAACTGTTAGCTGAAATTAAATCACTTAACCCGAACCTTTCACGGGACTTCTGCGTGAGCAGAGGGCTTTCGGTTAATTATATCAAGTCTAAAATCTTTGTCTTTGCAATAGCGTCCAGCTTCATGTCTTGAAGCCCCTGTTTCATGTATTCCGCCGCCTTTCTGTTGGCATCGTCCATGTCTTTTGCGGCTATTAGAACATAATACTTGTTCTCTTTTTCTTTCCCGTTTTCGTCTACGAAAATCTCAACAAGAGTGACCTTATAAAAGAACTCATCTTCCTGCTTCTCATTGACAATCTCACGTATCTTACTCCGGCTGATTGCGAAAACATCACACTCACCGTTGTATAGCCCATTGCCTTTCAATTCCACATGACCGAAAAGCTCATCATCGGTTATGTAATGTTCGGTGACTTCCTTTTCATCACCTTTCTCGTTAACCTTGTTTACTTTTAGCTTAAATTCGTACAGCATGATATTATATGTTTATAGGTTACACATCAGAACGGGAGGTCGTCTTCCCCGTCGGTCTGTAAGGTTGGCGCTTCCACCGTAGCTGCGGCATTCCCGGAACCCTCAAACTCATAAGGCTTGAAGTCTCCCAAGTAAACCTTTGACTTGGCTTCTGCTTCTGTCTTGTTCGCATCCTTATGCTGTTTTGATAAGTATTGTTTGCAGTAATGGGTATTGCCGTATTGGCTCGGCTCTCTACGCTCATTAATATTAACGTTAAGATAGACGGCTTTTGCTTTCAGGTTCTCGTCCATACTTACATAAAGGTCGTTTTCTTCTATCGGAATGACAACGCATTTCTTATTCTTGATTGTTGCTATGCCCGCTTTTTCGAGCTTTAGCAAATTTACGCTTCCGGTTAAATTCATTTTCTATTCAATATTTGATTAATGATTTTGTTTGCTTCGGTTATCCGTCTCTCAAATTCAGCGATTACGGCATCGTCCCTTGTTATCTCTACAATGTGAATGTTGTGTTTCAAGAAAGGGCAGAAAACTACAAAATCAGCTTTGCTCAATCCTGTACAGGACATCTCCGCTTGTACTTGGTAGAAGTATAGAGGATTTACTGATTTAAGAGTATCGTTATCCTTAACCTCATTCATATACTCCATGAACTTTTTAGGAGTTGGGCATTTTATTTCCACCACCTTTCTTAAGTCGTCTTTAATCGCTATGCGGTCGGGAGAAGCGGAGAAGTAAGGTATTGTAGGGTGCTGTATACTTTCGCACTCTTCAAGTTCGCATCTTGTGACAAGCTGGTAACGTTCGGCGGCAAAATCTTCATTTTCGTGTCCGAACTCTATAAACTTGTTGTTGATGCTTACCTGGTTTTGGTATATCTCAAACAGATAATCATCTTCAATATACTTAGGGAGTAGGTTTCTTTCTGCTGCGACTTCATATATGCATGAAAGGGCTGTCTTCCCAAACAGCTCCCCTTTCTTTCCGCTTGTCATTAAGTCCCCGATGCGACTTCCCGTAAAGTTCCCCAGTCGTTGGCGAAGCCATCCAAAACTACCCTGTTCAATCATTTTGTCTCAGTATTAAATAATTCGCCTGTATTTTCATCGACAACTTCCGCTTCCTGCAAAGCCTCTTTCATTGCATTGCGTCTGGCTTCCTCATTGTCGGGATTATCATTGTACGACACTTCGGCTTCGTCTATGTCGGTTTCTGCCAGGTTATCCTTTATAATAGCCTGGTCGAATGTTTGGGCACGTTGCATTTCAATACTTAAGATACCAAACTTAGAAAGTAGCATTTTTAAAACTGTCTTCTTTGCCATAGAGTCAAAGTCGGTAGACCATATGCCTGTGCCGCGTTTATACGTTTGCGAAAACTTCCTTCCGTGTTTTTCACAATCCTCCTTGCTCATATAGAGAAATTTCTCAAAACCGTTGATGAGACTGAAATAAGCCATATAGCCTACTATCTTATCAGAAGCGCGTTCTCCAAATTCATATTCTCCGGTAAATCGGTTCGACTTCTTTATCTCCCCCTCATATATCTCATTTACGTTTATTGTCTTATATTGACCGCTACGCATAGCAAGTTGAACAAAACCTCTCCAGCCCATTTGAAATTGCGCTTGATTGCCGTAAGGGACAACGTAAGCAAATCCGAGATTGGGATTGATAGGTAAATCTAAAGTAGCTGCTACCACAGCGGCATTCATGATAGACTGTGGTTCTGCCTTTTGAAGCAATGTATTGCTATTGGCAACCGCTACTATCGAACTGATAAATCCCGGCGCTTTCTTTCCGAGAATTTCTTTGAAACGTGCTTTCACATTGTCATTCGCAAGCATTGATTTAAGCTGCGGGATTGTCGTTATTGTACTCATTATAAATGTTTTTTAGTTTAACAATATCTTGGTAGTCCTTGACTAACGCAAAGAAACATCCTTTCGTCTTCGAGTTCGTCAGGTGTATAATCATATTGACTACATTCAAGTTCTGCGCGCAACTCCTCAATGTCTACCTCTATAAGCTGAATGATTTCTTCTTTTGAAGAATACCCATACTTGGGAAGATAGTCCAAATCGCAAGCTTTGACTTCGTTCAGCTCCTTGTACAGTTCTTCAAGCTCATTTTCCATTGTATTGTGTTTTTAAACCGCCCGTACAAGGTTAAAGGGAAGCGGTGCGCACTTCGCTTCTCTCACGGCTTTTAGTACGGTAATAGCTCTGACCTTTTCTGCGGCTGAATTTGGTTAAGTAAAATAGTACATCTTGCTGTTCCCAACTCCCAACTTCTTCACTCTGATAGTTGTAATGAACGGAAAGTCTTTTTTGGAAATCTTGCTTAGGGCTTCTTTAATAGGAGTGGAGTTTGTAAAGAACTTGCATTCCGTACCTTCATGTTTTATTTTTACTACATATCTGTCTGAACCATGCTGTGTTTTTACGCCCGATTCAAAATCAAGTATTTCAATTTCACAGTTAAGAATATCGGTTATTGAAACCTGCGGAACTGGAAATATATGTCGGTCTGCATCAATTTCAATTCCTAATTCACTGAATCTTTTCATTCTTAATAATCTTTTTAATAAGGTGCTTAGAATTACAATGCTTCGCCCAACCCAGCCATGAACAGATTGCCATTTTGTAATCATGCGGGGTTATATTCTTTTTGTTTAATACAGATACTTTACGGCAAAAGTTTTTCTTTATGGATTTCCGCATCAATGTATGCGTATGAAAAAATACGTATCCCACGAAATCTATTCCCCTGCTATCTACCGGAAAAAACTGATAGTTGCCCTTTAATTGCAGGTGCAGTTTCTCATTAAGATATGAGTTGATTTCAAGAAGAATACTGTGTAACTCTTTCTTGCTGCTGGAAAGTATCACCATGTCATCGGCATATCTGTAATAATATGGCATTCGCTTTTCTTCCTTAATCCAATGGTCGAAATAAGAAAGATATAGATTCGCAAAGAATTGGGAAAGATAGTTACCGATAGGAACACCCGGTGCTGAATCTATAATACCATCCAGAAGGGCAAGCACCTTTATGTCTTTTATTTTCTTACGTATGATACGTTTCAGTATGGAGTGGTCTATTGACGGATAATATTTGCGAATATCCATTTTCAGACAATATTTTGTTCCATCAGCATCTTTCAGGTCTTTCTTCAAATGTTTAACCACTCCATGAATGCCTTTTCCTTTGATACAGGAATAAGTGTGTGAAATGAAAATCGGTGTCCATATATCTTCAAGGATGTTCATTATAGCGTGATGCACAACACGGTCACGAAATGGTAGCCTGTATATCTCACGCTCCTTTGGGTCATGTATAATGAAAGTCGTGTATTGAGAAGTGATATAGCTTCTTTCCGACAATTCTTTGTGCAAGGAAAGTATGTTGTTATCCAAATCTTTCTCAAACTGAATAACTCCATACGTTTTTCCTTTGCCCTTTTTAGCTTTAGAATAAGCAAGATAAAGATTATCTATATCATAGATGCGATGATATAAATTCCCAAAGCGTTTCATAGCCTTTGTTTTCTAATAAGAGTTTTCGGGTTAAACCTACCAACACCGTTTGAATTGTTGTTTTCCACCAAGAGGTGAGGTTTCTGCCCTTTGAAGTTTTACAACATAGGTGAGACCTGCTACCTGCATTCGCATACGCATTATCGTAATTCGAATCGTTGAAAGCGAAAGAGGAAGGAGACAAGGGCAGACGACCTTTGTATGCTTATCCTATCTGGATGTCTTTCCAAATGTCAATAAATTGTTTTGCCGAATATTCCGCAAGTTCGCGTGTTTTATAACAAAGGCGAGACCCGCAACCCGCACCCGCACACGCACAACCGCAAAGCGAATCGCAGAAAGCGAAAGAGGAAGGAGACATAATGAAATAGGGATAATACTTGTTCTCATCCGAGTTATCCCAGTCTGCTTTCCAGCCTTCATTCAGAGCTTCCGTAATAACTTCCATTTTATATAACGCAATGAAATGCCTGCGCATGTCTTTGGGTAAATCTGAAAAATCAGGGACACCTTTTCTTCCTGTTTCTTCCATTGCGTCTTCAAACGTTTTGATTCTATCCATTACGTTTTGATTGGCAAATATTTCTTTGCCGTATAGATTTTCAAGCATCTGCTTTCCTTTATTGTCCGCTTCTCTCCAAGCCTTTAAAGCGTTCTTTTTATCTACATTTAAAGTCATAATTGTAAGTTTATAGGGTTATAGAATAAATTGTTTCCACAAATCAATGAATTGCTTCCCGCAATAATTGGAAAGCTTTTCGCTTTTCAAACAAAGGCGAGACCCGCTACCCGCACACGCAGACGCAAGATCGTAAACCGAACCGTTGAAAGCGAAAGAGGAAGGAGACCCATTAGGCTTGAACCACGGATACCAGCGTTTCACGTCAGCATCGTATACATTAAGTTTCTGACCTTCATTTAGAGCTTCCGTAACGATAGCCAGCTTTTGATAAGCAATATCGTGTTCCGTCAAGCCTAACTCCAATAGCTTTTTCTCATCGAGTGGTTCCCTTCCCAACTCGTGGCAAGCATCAAGGTAGGTTTTCACTCTTTCTGTAACGTCTTGTGAAAAGAAATCTTTTCCAAAGGATTCTTCCAATACTGTTTTTAGTTCTTTTGAACCGCTCCGATATAGTTCACGGGCTTTTTGTTCACTTAATTGTAATGTTTTCATATGATTGTTATTAATTGGTTTCAAGAAAAACCGGACTATCTTCACAGACCGCCCGGCTACGACTAAACAAATACTTCATCTGTAGTGAAGATGTTGCGACACCCGGACTCGAACCGGGACGAGTTGTCAAGCTCCACACATCTAAGGTTTGACATTCCTATCATAGAGTGCTACGTCTACCATTCCACCATGTCGCAGTGTTTCCCGACCAGCACGTGGACGGGACTGTCTACATTAAAAAGCTATCATGAATTATTCACCCTTACAGGCTTATTGAGTAATTTTTAAGAAATCAGGAGAAATCCCATATAAGGGTGTTTTACCATCCCATTTATCAATAAATTGTTTGTATAAGATTTCTTTCGTCAATCCTCTTGACGTAATTAGAGCCTGTTCAGTCTTTAGCTGTTCAAGCTCATTTCGTTTTCTCTGTTCTGCTATTTGCTGGTCTAACACAGAGATATTGGTATTAACCTCATTACGGCTATCAATCTTTTCACGTACTGCTCTTGAAAATTCAAGCTGCGCGGAAAAAGTCAACAATTGAAGCCCTCTTTTCTCAAATTCTTTATCTACTATCTGTTCCAGCCGTTTTTCAAAAAGAAGAGAACCGCCATCAGCCATCAAGCTGTCTGTCTTATGTTTCCGGCTTTCTTCTTTTATCAAGTCATAAATACGCGGTTCAAGTATATTGTCTTCAAGGCTTTGCATAAAACCATCTTTCCCGGATTCCGTATCGGCTTTATCTATATGTTTATTATCGAATACAACATCAACAGCCCTATTTTTTATAACTTTATATGAATAGGTGGGACGTGCATTAAATTCTGTGTTATCGGCAGCTTTCAAAGTGACAGGTTTGGCAAATTCACCTCTTTGGTCAAATAATGGGACTTGAAACAACTCTGTACCCCATTCCCAAGTGGAAACTCTACCCGATACCACCTTGAAATCCTCTTTCCCTTGCTTACCGTAGTTCTCCATCAGAACCCCAGCATAGTTAGGGGCTACTCTTTCGCAAGAAGCGAATACCAATAAGGTCATACAGACCAATGTCAGATTAATCAATCTCTTCATTTTTTAAGTTCTTAATTAGTTTATAAAAGAAATAAATTATTGTGGCTGATATTACTGCTACACCCAGCCAAGCGTGTAGGTGATTAAAAATCCTGTTCCCAATAGCAATTCCGATAATCAAAAGTGCTATTAATTTGATGTACTTATTCATAATTCTGATTATTTGGTTTACACTTTCCCTTGTCTGCTAAACAAAATCTCCTTTGATAAAATTTTGGACGGGGCGCAATGATGATTCATTATGTAGGTTTGATGGTAACTTAAAATAACTTGTACCATCTTCTGAAATCACCCATCCTTTTGGCTTTAATCCGCCTTTCGTCTTTGAATGGCGGATTGATTTTTTCTTCTTTTTCATAAATAGGTACGCTTGCCTGTACAGCATTAGGTTTATAATGAAGTAATTGTTCCCGTGGGCGTTCCGATGGTTGCCTTACTACTCTCAAACATCTATTGAGAGCCACGGGAATTCTCTATTTTAATTCTTGAATTTGTTTCATTATATTAGATACCTCATCTGCATTAACATAACCAATTACATCATCTGTAATTGAGGTATCATAACAAATAGCACCATCTTTAAGGACAGCAACCTCATAGGTATCTATGCCGTTAGAATAGAACATATCTCCTTTTACAACACTTATTCCATAGCCATTACAAACCGCATTACAGCGTGTTTTACCTCCATGTATTCCTCACGAAGCGGAGAAGGAAGATGACGTGCCTCCTTGCTAAGAGCATGTGGATTAAATACCAAATCCGTAAATGTTTTTTACCTTTCTCATATCATTATTCATTAAGCATTGCTCCCTTCAACGCAACAATGCGTGTTTGGCTTTTCAGCGTGCCCGAATTTGACGGGAAGGGAGTATATATAATAAGCGTGTACGGGCGCCTTTCATTACCACCGCATACTTTATACCGATTTAAGACTGTATCGGACGCTTATGTTGTCTTTATGACCTTTGTCTCTTGCGATACGGGCGCCCAAACCGCATACTCTCTACCGTAGGACATTTCGGTGCGAAGAGACAATCACGATAACCAAGCCTATACGGAGTCCCCGCGTTTCCGCTATCCGTAATCCTCGGTTATATTGAAATAAGTCTAAATATCAGATGCTTAAACCTTATTTCACATTCAATACGTCAAAGAACTATGTATTTTGCTCCCTCTGCACGACTCGAACGTGCGACCTTCGCTAACCGGAAATTACCGGATACTAAACCTTCGAACAAGTAACCATAGCGATGCTCTGCCTGGCTGAGCTAAGAGGAAGGAGCGTTGTTCACACAACGCGGTTTTAATAGTCAAGACTGTCGTAATACTGCTTGTTGTTCATATATTCAGATACTACCGCCGACCGTGAGCTGTCGTTTATCTGGCTTCTGATGAAGTCATACTTATCGAAACTCATGCCGGATAATACATCATCGTTGTATTCTACACGGCTGCTGTATATACATCCCGCCATGATTGCTATTATTAGAGCAATCCGAAGAGCAAGCCGAGAGGCTCTGTTTAAATCGTAGGGTTTCATCTTTCCAAATATTTAATCAATTCCGATTTCTTAAATCGAAGAAGTCTGCCGTTCTTTGTATGAGGAATATTAGATATATTGTTATATAAAGTACCAACACTGCACCCAAGAATATTAGCAGCCTCTCCTACCCCAACCCATTCATCCGAACATTCAATCACTGTTTCCTCTACAATCCTTTTCACATCCTTGCGCATAAGTTTGTACAGTTCTTCTGCTAATATTCTTGCTTCTGTGCGAGTCATAACTTTTTAACGGCTGTAATTGTAATTTCCCATGTTTTCGTATTAATAGACACCTTATATCTCTCTACATCCGGTCTTGGGTCTGCTAAAGCGGCTCTATAAGCAACAGCTCTCGCCGAATCGCAAGCTCTGTAATCACTTAGACGTACAGTAAGCGAAGTCCCTGGTTTAATCTTTAAAATATCTTCTCTTGTTATTTTCATATTATCTATTATATAAATTTTCTCACTTTATTTGTTTTTTCATAGAAAATAGCTATATTCGCCGACATAAAAACAAATACAAGCGGCTTTTATGGTTGCTTCTATTTTTTATGTCTTGTTGTTGTCGTTCTTTCGTTCTAACAACGACGCAAAGATACAGTAAAATACTGTATTAACAATACTAATACAGTAAATAAATGTATGTTATAAAACATGTTTTGCGTATATATTTGATTATTAAATAGATATAGAAAAGCTTCTGAAATTTAAAAACTTCATATTAGAGCTTGCTGATGAGAAAC